CCCTTGTCTTAGCAATAGGGTACACGATAATTTCAATAAGCAAGAAACTAAAATGAATATAGATTTAAACGGAGATAAGAAAGCAGACCTTTCTATTAGCTTACCACAGATAATTACACTCTTGGCTATGTTTTCTTCAATAGTAGGGTCTTACTATACATTGAGTGCCAAGATTGAAACAAATAGTTCTGATATAAGCAAGTTAAAGTACAATGAGAAAGAATATACTTGGAAAGCTCAGAGAACTTTAGAGGATCAGGTTAAAACATTAGAAATAGAAACTCGTGCTTTTATGAAGGATATAGAGTATCTTCAAAGAGAGAGAGATAAGATTAGATAAAAATTTGTAACTTTAAATAAAAAATATGATTTTAAACATTTTACTTGGTGTTGTGTTGATGGTACTTGTTGTTAATGTAGCAGCAATATGGTTAACTAGAAAAGGATTAACAGAGGATAAGAATAACAATATGATTCCTGATGTTCTTGAAACTAAATTTGAAAACTTAAAAAAGGATGTAGCTTTTAGAGTTGACAGAGTAGGAGAAGAACTTAAAGATGTTTCTAAAGCTATTAAAGAAGTAGGCAATCAATTAGGAGATGTGCCTAAAGCTGTAGCAGGAAAAGCAAGAAAAGGAAGAAAGAATGAAGAAGATTAGTGAACACATATCTTATAAAGAAGCAACGTATTCAAATACTGCAACACGCTTAAATATTGAGAACATCCCAAACGAATCTCAGTTAGCCAATATGCAGGCTATAGCTGAGAATGTATTTGAACCACTTAGAGAGTGGGCAGCAGCTCCGATTAAGATTACTAGCTTTTTTAGAAGTAGAGCTTTAAACAATGTGTTTGGAGCAAAAAATTCAGCGCATATGGATGGAAGTGCTATAGATTTTGATGATACGCTAGGAAAAAAGAAAAACGCTCAGATGTTTCATTACATCAAAGACAACTTAGAGTTTGACACTTTGATATGGGAATTTGGCACAGATAAAAATCCAGATTGGGTTCACGTTTCTTATTACGCAGATCGTGAAAATAGAGGTAGAGTTTTAAGAGCAGTTAAGATTAACAATCAAACACACTATCAACCCTATGAAGAAAAAGAAGTTTAAAGATACTCAGGTAGGGCAATTCTTAATGCAAAAAATTCCTAGAGTAGTAGGAAAATTAGCAGAAGATACTCCAATAGGATCAGTCATAGAAGCTATTATAGGTGGCTCAGATATGCCTCAAGAGGATAAAGACATAGCATTAGCTAAATTAGAACTAGAACGCACAGAAATAGATGGCATAACTAAAAGATGGGTAGCTGATTCAAGAAGTGGGAGTTGGCTTGTACAAAACGTTAGACCACTAACACTTGCTTTTCTTACAGCTTCTTTTATTGTAGGCTGGGCAATGCAGCTAGATGAGCTAGAAACTGTCAAAGAATTACTTCAAATTGTATTTATAGGATATTTTGGTAGTAGAGGTGCAGAGAAGATAATAGGCAACAAACATCACAAATAAGCCACTTTTTAGCCTCTTAGAGCAACTTTTAGTTGTTTAAGGTATGTAGATATGCCTAGCTTGATAAAAGCCTCTTAAATCGCTTTATTTTAATTATTGACTAGCTATTCTTAGAATATACTCTTAGAGTAGCTAGTTTATAGTTATAGTTATTCTTAGTGTTACTCTAAGATGTTACTCTATGTTACTAAGAAGTAGCTATATATAGAAAAAATAAAAAAAAAATTATAACTTGCAAATAAAAAAGAAAAAAAGTTATGGATATACTAGAAAAAATTAGAAAGATTTCAAGCTATAAAACTTGGAGTATTAAAAAGAAAGTAGATGAGCTGCTAATGATTGATAGTTATATGTACACGAATCTAGGAATCGACTCAACTAAAAAAGAAAAAGCTGAGGTCAAAGCTATAAGCAAGAAAATATACAAGGCTATAACTTCTATAAGTCCAATAGATGGGTATATCTTAGAGGCGCATATGAATGAAAAAGATATGACAAGTGTCGAAGAAGCCAATTAAATCTAAACTTGTTAAAAAGCTGGATATTATTTTCTCTCAGTACATTAGAAACAAGTACGCTAACAAACTAGGAATGGTAAAGTGCTTTACTTGTGATAGAGAGTACCCAGTTAAAAATATTCAGAACGGACATTTTATGTCAAGAAAGCATATGAGTACCAGATGGGAAGAAGAGAACTGTCGACCCCAATGCTATAGCTGTAATATTATGAAGCAAGGTATGCAATATGAGTATGGCAAAAGATTAGGAAAAAAAACAGCTGAAAAGATGTATATGCTAAGTAAAGATATTGTAAAGTTCTCTGTCGATGATTTACAAGAAATGATTGAACACTACCAAAAAGAATTAAAAAAGATGGGAGTGTCCTAAGAATTGACTATATTTGCCCTGTATATCATAATACTTGTTAAGAGAGGTGGAGGTTTTAAAAAATTTCTGCCTCTTTTTTTTTGTTTTTAAAATATTTATTTATATTTGTTAAAAATTAATAGTATTATGGATATCAAACTTTACACAAATGATCAGCTTATAGAAGCTGCTAGAAACCAAGATTTCTTGGATGCCTACAGAAAAGCCTGTAGAGATGAACTTCAGTCAAGAGTTAACTTTAAAGTAATTATCGATGACTTATACTGAAGATATACTTAGACTTTATCAAGTCAGAATAGAAGCTCTTGAAAGCAAAATACAAGAGTTGGAAGCAAAATTAGAAATTAATCAAAACAATTATTATGCAGAGTAAAATTACCCACATAGAGCCAAAAGGAACGTGGAACAATGGACAGCGAACATTTAACAAGTATCAAGTTAGTTTTGCTAATGGAGATTCTCTTGGCTTTTTAGCAACAGGAGAATTTAAAAAGAAAGTAGGAGATGTTGTAACCTACGAAAAGAACGACCAATACCAAACAGGTAAGCTAGTTTATGAGCAACCTCAACAGGGTGGTCAGCCTAAAGATGATGTACAGCGTTACATTATTAGACAAAGCTCATTAAACAGAGCCACAGATTTATATTCAAGAGGTGGCAACTGGGATGAGCAACAAATTATAGAAACAGCTAAAATATTTGAAAATTACGTTTACAATGGATAAGACAGAAAAATTATTTGCAGATGGATTATTTGCATTTCACACAGAAAAGGATTGGTTACCAATGAGATTATCAGTTAAGGTGGATGAGTTTGCTAAGACTTTAATTAAAAACAAAGAGTTAGCAGCAGAGAATGAAGGGAGATTGAACATTGATATCAAGAGAGGAAGTTCAGGAAAACTATATGCTGAAATAAATACTTGGAAAAAAGAAAAGCAAGTGACAGCAGCAGAACATTCTCCTGACAGACAGGAAGCAGATTTACCATTCTAAGATTGGGGGCAATAGCCCCCTTTTTTTTGTATAATTATTTTTTTTATAACTTAGTATTATGATATTAAACATTAAAGATCAAATTGAGAAACTCAATAAGATCCGCAAAGGAGAAATAAGAGAAGCCTATACGCTAGGTATTCCTGATTTTGACGAATATTTTAAACTTTCTTTAGGGCAATACAATATTGTCTTAGGGCATAGCAACGTAGGAAAGACTACGACAATTTTATATTTAATGCTTTTATATTCTGTAAAACATAAAATAAAATGGCTAATATATTCTAGCGAGAATGAAGCTCATACCTTGATTAGAAAGTTGATTGAGTTCCTAGAAGGGCTGCCAATTAACAAAATAAATGATGAAGATCTAAACAAAAAAGCTGAATGGATAAACAATCATTTTAAAATTATAGATCCAAATTCGTTATATAATTATAAGCAATTATTAAAATTAGGACAGGATATAAAAAAAGCGTGGGATTATCAAGGCTTTATGATAGACCCTTATAATTCGCTTATGATAGATAAATCAGAGCTTAAAGGAATCAGCAAACACGATTACGACTATGAAGCATCTTCTGCTTTTAGAGTGTTCTGCAAAACAAATAATATAACAATTTTATTATGTATGCACGCTGCCACAGAAGCACTTAGGAAGTTACATCCTGCCAATCACGAATATTCAGGACATCCTATAGCCCCTTGGGGTAGTGATGCTGAAGGAGGGGGCAAGCACATCAACAGATCTGATGCTTTTTTAGTGTGTCATCGTTTTACCCAGCATAGTACAGACTGGATGTATTCTATGATTCACGTTAGAAAAATAAAAGATATAGATATAAATGGTAGACCTACAAGTATAGATAGCCCAATTAGGATGCGCTCTGTAATTAATAATGTAGGCTTTACGATTAATGGAGAGAATATGTTACACAAAGCAATTGGTAAAATATGATGCACTTTTTCTTTGGCGATAAGCAAATCAGCATACAGCTTATTCCTATTTACGGACTTAGTTTAGGATTGTTATACTATGATCCAAATTTAGAACCTGATAGCGAGCCAGTAGAAGAAGATGAATATTTCCAACAGATTACTTTAATGTTTTTATTCTTTGGGATTCATATAACAATTATTTGATGGATTTAGTTATAGAGGCATATAAGAATCATAAAGAGTGGTGCAAAATTGTACAAGAATTTGGTTGCAATAAAGATACTGCTGAAGATCTTGTCCAAGAGATGTATGTCAAGTTGGTTTATTTAATTGAAAAAGGTGTTGATTTAAAGTACGAGAATAGCGTTAATTATTTCTATATCTATAAAATACTTAGAAGTCTGTTTATAGATTTAAAAAGAAAAGAGGCTAGGGTTAGTTTTTTAGATGATGAAATGTTACACAACTACAATCTTAATCAGAGCAATGATATATTTGAATCAGGATATCCGACACAATTTGATTACAAAAAACTACACAAAGAATTAATGGAAACTCTTGAGGAATTATATTGGTATGACAGAAAAGTGTTTGAGCTTTTAGATGGAGAGATTAGCATATCTGAATTATCAAGAAACACAGGAATAAGTTACTATTCTTTGTACAACACTTACAAGAAAGTTAAACAATTATTAAAAGATAAATTTTTATGAGATTAGGAGATAAACTAGAAACGATTTTTAAATATACTGGTGTCAAATGGCTAGTAGAATTTATAAGTACGCAATTTGGAATAGAAGATTGTGGATGTGAGAATCGAAAAGAAATGCTAAATCGAATCAAAATAAACAGAAAAAATGGTAGGGGAAGATAGATTGTGGTGGTCAAACTTTAGGGAAAAGAAACGCAACTCTTTAAGCAATAGCGAGTTCGAAATGATTTGTAAGTTACATTCGGAGTATATGAATCATAAGTTTTTCAAGCCTTGTACTTGTAGTCCTAAAACTATAAATAGATGGATAGAAGATTTAAACGAAATATACTCTCTGCCTTATGACGCTAGCTGAGGTACATAAGTGGGAACAAGCTGTAATTCGTTTATTAAATTTTGATGGATGGGATCTGCAATGGTGTGGTGGCGGTTTTGACCACTATGATGCAGTAGGAGCAACTCCTAAAGGAAACGAGTGTCTTATTGAGATGAAGTTTAGAACAACTTACTATGAAACTAAGATGCTAGAGAAATATAAATATGATCAGATTATGAATATGCCTTATGATATGGTAAAGCTATATTTTGTAAATGATCCTATGGCTAACTATCTCTTTTGGTTAAATGAAATTACAATGCCAGAAGTGACAGAGTTATATTGTCCTGATACAACATTATGGACAAAGAAGAGAAAGAACAAAGAAGTTTATCTCTTAGAAGAATCACAAGCAACAATTATAAATCTAAACGAATGACTTATATAATAACAGGATCATTATTTATTATGTCAGTAGGAATACTGCTGATAGGAATAGGAATTATTAGAGAATCATATAAGAAATAAGATATGCCATTACCGAAACCAAAAGCAGGAGAAAAGCAAACAGAGTTCATAGATAGATGTATGACTGACCCTGAAGTCAGAAAAGAGTTTAAAGATGAGAACCAAAGATTAGCGGTTTGCTACAACATATACAGAAAAAAATAATTTGCTATTTAAAGTAAGTTATTTATATTTGTTAAAAATACAAGATTATGATAGATATTAAAAGCGACATTGAGCGCACTTATTTAAAAATGGAGAACTTGCAGGATATTGAATATATCAGCAATTACAATTTAGTAGGCTCTATTCTACTAAAATGGTCTAAGATTAGAAAGACTCAAGAACTAGAAACAATTATGGGATGTATGAACGAGATGGCTTTTTACAATTTAAAGCTAAAGCGTGAAAGAGATGATTTGTTAAAAGTTGTTTCAGAATACAGGTCAGATAAGATTAGAGCAGTAGAACGTGCTAGAAAAGCAGAAGAAAAACTATACAACAGATGATAACATTATTAGATGGCTCTCAATGGGAGAAGCAAGATTTGATTAAAGAAATGGTAAAAGATGAGTTCTATTATGGCTACTTGTCTAAAGCTGCATTAAGCAGTTCCTCTCTTAAACTATTGCTAAGCAGTCCTAAGACTTACAAGCACGTTACAGAATATGGTAATCCTGAAAGCCAAGCACTAAGAGATGGCTGGTTATTTCACACAGCTATATTAGAACCTGATGTATTTAATGCACAGGTATTTGTTGATGTAGCTTCTAAGAACACAAAGGCTTATAAGTTAGCTAAAGAAGAACACGGCAAAGTATTTAC